TTTGCGTTCTCCAACCCGCGGCGCAACCAAGGGTACTTTTTTGAGTGCTTCAACGCCAAGCGGAACTTTTGGGATACGGAGAAGGTTGACGCCCGCACAGTCGAGGACACCGACAAGCAGGTTTATGAGCAGATCATCGAGGAGTATGGCGCTGACTCCAACCAAGCCTGCGTGGAAGTGTATGGTGAGTTTCCAAGCGCGGGTGAGGATCAGTTCATCTCGCCCAACCTTGTCAACGACGCCATCAAGCGTGAGCCGCACAAAGATATGACGGCGCCGGTCGTGATGGGCATTGACCCAGCGCGCGGCGGAGCCGACAACACCGTGATCGCCGTACGCCAAGGCCGCGACCTGATCGCCATCAAGCGATACTCAGGCGAGGACACCATGCAGATCGTCGGGCGGGTAATTGACGCCATCGAGGAGTTCAAGCCGACGCTGGTTGCCATTGACGAAGGTGGGCTGGGGTATGGCATCCTTGACCGATTGAATGAACAGCGGTATAAGGTACGCGGGGTAAACTTTGGTTGGAAAGCCAAAAACTCTATTATGTGGGGCAATAAGCGCGCCGAAATATGGGGCGCTATGCGCGAGTGGTTGAAATCTGCGTCTATTCCTGACGACCGGCAGTTAAAATCGGACTTGACAGGCCCGATGAAAAAGCCAAACTCATCGGGGACGATTTTCCTAGAAGGGAAAAAAGAAATGCGCGCACGAGGTTTGGCCTCCCCCGACGCTGCCGATGCTTTGGCAGTGACGTTCGCGTATCCTGTTGCGCACCGTCAATATCGTGATACAGCACCGCGCCGCACTTACAGCGGCAAAGGTGTGGACTTTAACCTTTCATGGATGGGATCGTAATGCCAAATTCAAAGCCAATCGGCGTAGCGTACAGCGATCAAGACATTATTGGGGCTACAACGCTTCAAGCGCAAAACATTCTTACAACAGGCCAAATTGGTTATGCTGGCGGGGCGTACAATACCGTCACGCAGCAAAACAACAAGGCAACCAACGTCCAATGCGACACCCCATCGGGGCAGATTATTACGGCTAACTCGCAGTTGGCGCCCAGCGCGCAGGCGGTGTTTACCGTGTCATGCGCCGCGGTGTCTTCTAAAGACGTGGTGATTATCAGCGTAGGCACCGGTGGCACAGTCGGCGCGTACAATGTGTTTGTGGCGGGTATTGACAACGGTACGTTTAACGTCGTGATTAAGAACAGCACAAACAATGCGTACAGCGAGGTTTTGCACCTTAACTACGCGATTTTGCACACAGTTACATAAAGGTTTACAATGGCTAAATTAGTAGCAAAAACACGCAATGCTTTAGCTAAATCTGAGTTTGGGATGCCCGGCGAGCGCAAATACCCAATGCCTGACAAATCTCACGCCGCTAACGCCAAGGCGCGGGCAACGCAAATGGTAAAGGCGGGCAAACTAAGCCCGTCAACCAAATCAAAGATTGACGCAAAAGCTAACAAAATCCTTAAAGGTAAATGATGGCTAATACTGATTATACAGGCATCAATGCCGCAGCAAGCGTTGCCAATGTTGGCTCCGCTAAAAAGCAAAGCAAGGACGATGTTCTTGCGACCATGCGGCACCGCTTGACTCTGGCTATCGGGGCGTATTCCGAAAGCCGTGAGGACGAGTTGGACGATCTGCGGTTCTTTGCAGGTTCGCCTGATAATCAGTGGCAGTGGCCCGCCGATGTGCTGGCTACCCGTGGATCGGTGCAGGGGCAGACAATCAATGCCCGCCCCTGCCTAACTATTAACAAGCTGCCCCAGCATGTGCGGCAGATCACTAACGAACAGCGTCAGAACCGCCCCGGCGGTAAAGTTATCCCCGTGGATGACAAAGCAGACGTTGAAGTCGCTGAGATTTTTGAAGGCATTGTGCGGCATATCGAGTACATTTCGGACGCCGACATTGCATATGACACTGCCAACGAAAACCAAGTGACATACGGCGAAGGTTATTGGCGCCTGCTGACCGAATACTGCGACGACAATTCGTTTGACCAAGAGATCAAAATCGGGCGCATACGCAATTCGTTTAGTGTGTATATGGATCCAATGATCCAAGACCCGTGCGGCGCGGACGCACAATGGTGCTTTATCACCGAGGATATTCTTAAATCTGATTACGAACGCATGTTTCCCGACGCCACACCGCTTTCTACAATTCAAGCGCAAGGCGTCGGCGATGAAAGCCTGCAACAGTGGCTAGACGAAACCACAGTCCGCATTGCCGAGTACTTCTATGTTGAATATGAACCTGCTACGCTAAACCTTTACCCCGGCAACACAACAGCTTTTGCTGGGTCGCCGGAGGATAAACAGCACAAAGCAATGGGTCTTAAACCGATCAAAACGCGTCAAGTTGATCGTAAAAAGATCAAATGGTGCAAAACCAACGGCTATGAAATGTTGGAAGAAAACGAATGGGCAGGGCAATGGATTCCCGTCATTCGTGCAGTGGGCAACGAATTTGAGGTTGACGGTCAGCTATACCTTGCCGGTATTGTGCGTAACGCCAAAGACGCCCAGCGCATGTACAACTATTGGGTGTCGGCTGAAACGGAGATGCTGGCGTTAGCGCCAAAAGCACCGTTTATCGGTTACGGCGGTCAATTTGAAGGTTATGAACAACAATGGAAAACAGCTAACGTCAACAACTGGCCTTATCTAGAGGTCAATCCAGACGTTACGGACGGTCAGGGCACAATATTACCGTTGCCGCAACGCGCCGCACCCCCAATGCCGCAAACAGGGCTTATTCAAGCCAAAATGGGCGCTTCGGACGATATTAAATCCACAACAGGGCAATACGACTCCAGTTTGGGCGCCACATCTAATGAACGCACAGGCCGCGCTATTATTGCCCGCGAAAAGCAAAGCGACATTGGTACATACCATTATGGCGATAACCTTGCTCGCGCGATCCGGTTTAGCACACGTCAGATTGTGGATTTAATTCCTAAAATTTATGACACACAACGAATTGCGCGCATTATTGGCGTCGATGGCGACATTAAAACCGCTAAAATCGACCCTACGCAACAAGAACCTGTCAAAAAAATTACCGATCCTAACGATCCAGCGGTTGTAATTGAAAAAATTTACAACCCAAGCGTGGGTAAGTATGACGTCTGCGTTACCGTTGGGCCTAGTTACATGACCAAACGTCAGGAAGCGCTTGACGCCATGACCCAACTGTTGCAAGGCAACCCGCAACTGTGGGCGGTTGCTGGCGATCTGTTCATTAAAAACATGGATTGGCCCGGCGCGCAAGAAATGGCTGACCGGTTTGCCCGCACGATTGATCCGAAAATTCTTGAGGCCAGCGACAAATCGCCCGCGCTTCAGGCGGCGGAACAACAGATTCAGGCGATGGGTAAAGAGATGGAGCAAATGCACATGATGCTCCAAAACGTCCAAAAATCGTTTGAAGCGCAAGACGTACAACGCAAAGCGTTTGAAGCGCAGATTAAAGCATATGACGCCGAAACCAAACGTATTTCGGCTGTGGCGGCGGGAATGACCGCCGAACAAATCCAAGAAGTGGTTATGGGTACTGTTCACGGCATGATTACCAGCGGCGAATTGGTTGGCGAAATGCCTCAAATTGGTTTGATGGGTGAACAACAGCCTGCGGCGGAACCTGCGGCACCTGCTGGCCCCGGCGTTGGCGCTCCGTCTGTATTGGTGCCACATTGGAGCCCCTACCAAGCCAACCCTGAAAACCCGATTAGAGGTTAAAAATGTCTTTAAACGCCGCCGAATTTGTTGGTATGTTGTTTTTAGCGCGGGATGTTACCCATTCCGTGCATTTAAACACCCGCAGCTACGCCAAACATAAAGCTCTTGGGCATTTTTACGATGAAATCGTTGAATTAGCAGATGATTTTACCGAAACATACCAAGGTCGGCACGGTTTAGTTGGGGCTATTCAACTTCAGCCCACAAAAAAATCGTCAAATGTTATTGATTTTCTTCAAGAACAGCTTGATGAAATTGAAAAGTGTCGTAATGAGGTGGTTGACGAAAAAGACACCGCCTTGCAGAATATTATCGACGAAATTGTCGCTTTATACTTGCGCACGCTGTATAAATTGCGGTTTCTTGCCTAATTAAGTTATGAAAAGGTGGCTAAAAATGGAACTTTTAACAGCTTGCAGCGACGTAAATTTCCCTGCTAAAACGGCGGCGTACACAGGCACCGCTGGCTC